GTCCATAAGTGAGGGGTCAGCAGGTACTGCCATTACAGCGGTGCCGTCAGGTTGGATGATTCTAAACACCTCACCTGCTTCGATGCGGTCCATGTATTCATCGAATTTAGTTTCAAATTCTTGGGTTGTTACTTCAGTCATTACATCATACAACAAAGTTCTTGTTCTTTGAGAGCCTTAATAGATTCAACACAACCACCAAGGGGAGTTGCATCTTGTACTATCTGTGGGAAGGTAGCACCCTCCCCAAATTCTGCGTAGAATTCTTCTTCCGAAAAATCTCTACCTAATTCATATACTACATGTTGTAGTTCTGAAAATTGCGCCACACTAATAAATGTCTGGCAATGCTTACATCCTTTTTTGGTATAAACAGTTAGGGTCATAGGTCCTGTTGTTGTGCTAGTCGTTGTTGGTGGAGTGCTGTATTATAATCACGTTGAAAAATGTCGAGACCCTCACGGGTGAGGACATGATCGTACATCTTATCAAACACTTTTGGTGGTAGAGTCACAACATCAGCACCAGCAGCAAAGCATCTAGAAACGTGATGAACATCTCTCAGTGATGCCGCCAAGACTTTTGTATCGACTCCATGTATCCTATATGTATTAGAGATAGCACGGACAAGTTCTACACCACTAAACGAATTGTCATTACAACGACCAACGAAAGGAGAGATGTAGGTGGCACCTGCCTTTGCTGCCATGATTGCTTGTGCTACAGAGAACACAAGTGTGACATTTGTTGTAATTTTTTTACCATCTACATTCTCAGGATTAGTGAGGAAGTTACAAGCTTTCAAACCTTCAACTGTACAAGGAAGTTTAATTGTAATGTTATTGGCAATCGTATAAAAGTCTATTGCTTTGCGAATCATACTAATGTAATCATCAGCAACTACCTCTGCTGAGATTGATTCCAAAAATGGATACTGTTCAGCGATTGATTTATAAATTTCAGTTTCATTACCACCCGCTTTCATAATGAGTGTGGGATTAGTAGTAACTCCACTAATCATTCCCGTTGAATACCGTTCTTTAATATCCTGAATATTTCCTGTATCTAGAAAGATAGGAAAACATTCTGCCGAAGGGGTATAAATTGTAAATCCAGTCATGATTACCAGTAGAAATCGAAGTATAAAAAGCGAACATTGGTTTTTCCACCATTGCAGGCTTCATGATCCATATTCAATACATCTAGTATATCATATTTGTCATGTTGCCAGGTGTATTTTTTATCACCAAACATAAACCAAGCATCAGGATTTGTTTCTAACACCAAGTGAGTAGTTTGGTATGGTTGATCAGTTTCATCAAATGAAATGTTATCATAATTCGTAGGAGAATACGGATTATAAACTATAAAAGACATATCCATATGATTATGTCTGATTACATTACATCCTGGATATAGAACCATACTAAGAACGGTTCGTATTCTATCTTCCAGAAAAAATGATGGGAGATTTGGATCATCTATTAATGTTATAGGGGTTTTAATTACTTTGACTGCAGATTGAGGATCATCATATGGTTGAAACATATCAGTATCTTCTATTTGTAGTCCGGATGCCCAAGATTTAATCTCAGATGAGTGTTTTCTTAAGGCATCAATAAAGGTTTCCATATTAATAAGATGAGTCGGGATGATAGGATTCGAACCTACGGCCACTCGCTCCCAAAGCGAGTGCTCTACCAAACTGAGCTACATCCCGTAGTCTCTTTATATAGGAACTCTTGTTTCATATTATAGTACATCTTGTGGTTCTCTGTCAAGAGGTAATAACCAGTGATGTTGGAACCATCATCAGTCCAACCATAACCTCTGACACGTTCGTTAATGTCTTGAAGATCTAGTTTGCGATCAGTGCCGAGGTAGTGGTTGAAGTGCTGATGGAGATTGATCATTAGGTGGGTGCTGCTCTCAGTATATTATGTCAGGAGTTCAGAAAAATCAAGGGGTCTGGAGCAGATTTAATTATATCTTTATCTTTCCTCAAAGTCAAGGCGTCTCACCTTGCGTCTCTTGCGTTCCTCTTGATACGAGAGGTCACTATTAGATAGATACGTCTTGGTTTCCTTCTGGATTCCCGTAATAATTTCCACTAGCGATAAGTTCTTGCCGCTTATATTTGTACCACGGATGCTCGTATAATTCTCGCACCCGCAGCTCTTCAGTTTGGTGGGGTGCTCCTCTAATGTCGTCCCGCAGTTCTTGCATCTGATTACTAACATTTTGCAACATGCCTCTGATGTATGCCAACTCGTTTTCGATTTCTTTTAGGTGTTCTTTAATTTTTTCTGTCTTCATAATATGTATTAGACAATGGGCGATACTGGATTCGAACCAGTGACCATCTCCGTGTAAAGGAGGTGCGCTACCGCTGCGCTAATCGCCCTGGCGACTCAAGTAGGATTCGAACCTACGACCGACTGCTTAGAAGGCAGTTGCTCTATCCAGCTGAGCTATTGAGTCATATGGGCAGGGTTGGATTCGAACCAACGATGGACAGAACCAAAGGATTTACAGTCCTCCTCCTTCAACCACTCGGACACCTGCCCCTGTACCCACATATTATACGGTATGCAGGTAACTTTGTCAAGCCCTACACCAGAATCATTTTCTTTGTGTAGTTCCATGCGTAAATTTCACGATTTCCTTTGATACCCCAACCCAACCAATAGTATGCTGGAACCATGTATTGAGAAACTGTTCGTCCTGGTCCCTCAAACTCTGGCAGGTAACGTTGAAAGACTGATTCGTTAATCATATAACGAGTTTGTCCTTCGAGACTGCTCGGGTCACACTCATATTTATCACAGAACTTACCAAGGTTATTGTAACGTCCTAGGCTGGTCCACTGAATAAGACCATAACCGCCGACACGACAATCGCTGTAAGAAACTCTAGCCCCTCCCTCGCATATGTTGGGAATAAACTTGCTTTCCTGTTTAATGTTACCCATGATTGTCGCAAGAGCATTACGATCTGAAATCTTAGTATGTTCTTGGAGTTGGGCGAGGACATATTGTTCATTAGGAGAGCAGTCGGGACACTTCCAGGATGTCCTATATGGTACAACAGGAATCTTAACCGGTGTGGGAGCAACCGCTACAGGATCTACAGGCGGTGGTGGTTCCGGGAGCATAAATGACCCGGCGATGACACCGGCAGCAGCGAGTGCTTTAAACATATGGTTTCGTTTCATAGGTCTTCCTTACGATAGCATAGTATGGGACCCCTGTCAAGCCCCCTAAATAAAATTACTTGAACTCTTATTATGTATCACCTTTCTTGTACGGACATCAACAGACTTGTGAGTGCCTGCAAACTCTACCAGGAACACACTGGTAGTGAATGGATGTGGGAACAATACGATGATTTGATTGGGAAATTAAATACCTATTCACAGCAGAATTTATTGGAGTGCGAAATCAATGGGAGCAATGAAACCACCATCTCGTAAGAGTTGTTACAACTTTAGGGTCATCAGCATAGATAGAGTAGTCGATGGGGACACGATTGATGTCACGATTGATCTCGGTTTTGATCTTTATAAAAAAGAAAGAGTTAGAGTTGCTGGTGTTGACACCCCGGAAAAAAGAACAAAAGATCTTGAAGAAAAAGCACTCGGATATGACGCAACCCACTGGCTCGAAGAGAAACTCAACGGTGCGATTGCTGGTGATGATGATCTCATTATTAGGACTGAGCTTGTTGGGGGTATGGGTAAATATGGCAGACTCCTCGGGTGGTTATACATTGGAGACTCAGAACTCTCACTCAACGAACAAATGATTACTGAAGGATACGCTTGGGCGTATGATGGAGGTACTAAACAAAAGAACTTTGAAGAACTTCGTGAAATTAGAAGAGCACATGGAACACTCACAGAATGATTGGAGATATAGTGATGACAGGATGGCGTTAAGAGCTGACGCTTTCGTAAAACTTAAGAAACATTTTACTCTCAAAAAGGGCAGACATTTGTATGAGTTCTGCCATCACTGGGTAAGTCAGGGCAATAAAACTCTTGACAATATAGAAGAAGAGTTTCAAAAATATTTGGAACTAAATAAGTAAGCAACTACGTCCTGCATCAAATGAAAAAAGCAATCTTAGCTTTTGGAATGTTACTGATGACAGCACCTGCCGCTAATGCCGGTGCCCTTACACATAAACTATCATCCAGTGTTCAACTAACGGTTGATGCTGCTGCTACCAGAGCATTAAGAGTTGGTTCTTCATATTCTGTATCAGGAAATGGAGTATCAACCACTGATGGAACCAATGCTGGTGCTGTTGGTGGTCTGGGTGCCATTTCTTCTGGTATAGGTTCCCCTGCCAACATCACCGCTACACAGGCAACCAGCGGCAACTCCTTCTCCTTCAATCAGTCGTACTTAGAAGGCGATGCTCTCAGTGGTTCCGCTCCTACTGTGGGTGCTGTTGCTAACTACAGCGACCTAACATCCACCACAGCTGGTACTGCTGGTTCTCTAGCAGGTACTATCGACACTGCTGGTGCCATTAGCGTGACTGCTGGTGGTGCTGGTACATCTGCTATCGGACAATTCGTTTCTGAAATCTCTATCTTTGACTGATGACTAGACTACAAGAAGCAATCGGTCTCGGATTGATTCTTGGTATGGCACATGGGGCAGCACAAGCTGTCCCTGTAGTCCCTAACTTCACACAGGGAACAATGACAACCAGGACAGAGACCACACAAACTATTAATGAAACCATCAACTCGATGGACTATTCTACTGGATATACATATTCAGTAACGGGTACTAATGTTAAGACTACCAGCGGAAAGATTAACTTACCCACATCAAATACATCTAATACTATAGACGGAGTGACTTCGACATGGACTGGATTACAAGGATCAGAAACTTGGGTGCAAGCAAATCCAGGAGCAGCATTTCAATTCACAGAATCCTATCAAGGACCAGGATTACAGAACCAAACAATAATCCAAAGAGAAACTCTCATAGAATCCGTCACAGAAACTACAAGTATCTTCTCGCAGTAGGTTTATTTGGACTACTATCGCCGTCTCAAGCATTGGCTAATACTGTGGGTGGTGTTAGCGCCACAGCTAATCCTGTTGCTAACTCTTCAGGTAGTGTTACTAACCAGGCAATACAAGTTTTACAGGGTCCGTACATCACAAACACTTATGGCGGTGGGATCCAGTGTCAGGGACCTACGCTAAACTTTACTCCTTATGTAACTGGTAGTGTGTCTGCTGCTAGACCTTATGAGCCATACTATCAAGACCCTGTATATGATGTTAGTGATCTAAATGAGGATGGTGTATTAGATAATCCCGGTGATGTTATCTTCTACAAGAATACAAGAACCGGACAAAAAGATAACTATAGTCTAGGTGTTGGATTCTCCGCTACATGGTCCAAGCCACTAGACAAAAAACTACAAGAACAATGTAAGGAAGCAGCAGCAACACAGATTGCTCTACAGCAACAACTGACTGCTAATAAAAGATTAGATTTTGAACTGGCAAGACTTAAGACTTGTGGAAATCTAATGAAGGAGGGTATTCTATTCACCCCCGGTACAGAGATGGCAAAGTTATGTGCTGATGTGACAGTAATGAATAAGAATGCTATTGCTCCACACCGTCATTCTATTCCTACTTCCTCAAGTCCCGCTGCAACTGGCGTCTCTCAGCAACAGACAAGACCTCAACCTTAACACCTATCTTATCTTTTGCTTTCTTAATTATATTTTTTACTAAAGGTTTGATAAGTTTTAATAGCAACTCTGCTAATGGTTTACCAAACACTGCTGCTGTTGCTGCTGCTACAGCAATAGTAACTGTTGTTGAAACTTCTTCTGCTGACGGCAAGTATTTCTCCACAAATGATGGTTCTTCGATTACCTCTACAGGTTCTTCTTTCTCCTCTTGCTTTACAATAGCAGTAACGGGAGGTGCTCCTGGTGGTGGTATATCTGGTGTCTTTGGTATCTCTGGTGTATCACCCTTATAAGAAGGAATAGGTTCCGGTGGACCAGTCATCACCATACCATCAGGTTCATAATCCATAGGATTAAATGATGGCACGTTAGCATCACATATCACTCTGTTCCCGTTGGGGTCATTATCAACCCCAGGACCATTTGGATTATATTCCACACACCCTGGTACATTTACAATAGGAGTTCCTATAGTTACAGTAACAGGTGGCGATACATTTGTAATGACTGGTTCAGGAAGACCAGTAAAGATACTTCTAACTGGAGGAATACCAATCTCCCGAATAGGTTCCACTTTTACATCACGAATGTCAGGCATCAGTCTTTAAAAATATTAGCAACAGCAGTGAACAAATGGAAGAAAATTACATACAAGAAAAACTTATCTTGATTTTCATCTTTCCTTTTAGCAGGTACTGATCTAGCCATAGTCTAGATATAAAACTTCAGTACTATTTAACAAACTAACAATCGTTAAATACGCTACCAACTTGAGATCCTAACTCAGACCCTGCTTTCTGTCCTAATAGAAGTGCCCAACCAGATGCTAACCACCCGATGTATGGAATGTTAGCGACAGCAGGAACGACAAGACCAGCACTAATTGCTGTCCCTGCCATTGCACCTTGTGACCGAGCTCCAGCGTCCGCCACTAAACACTCTACTTCTTTGGCAGACTTTCCCTCGCTGTCAGCAGCACCCCCTCCCCCTAAGTTACGGGTGCCTTCTCTGGTGTATTGATCTCTACGATATTCTTGACGACCCTCGCTACCACCACCAAACCATCCTTTCTTATTTCTATATGAATCTAAGGACCTTTCTGATTCCAACACCTTGGGATCATCAGAACGGAACTCGATTTCATATCCATCCTTACCTGCCTTAATTCTATATGAAGAGTAAGGTCCGTGAGGGATGTTAAATGCTGGTGGTTGTTGAACTTTTGGTTGCTGGTGAATGAGATGTCCTAAAACGCCAATGTGAGAAATGCCAACAAGAATGCCAACGGACCAAACAATGCCTTTTAATGGTTGTTTCATGGCATTACTGGACCAGTCATCGTTGGAAACTTAGGTGGTTCAGGAATCTCTGGCATAGCAGCATCTACCATACCAGGAAGTGCTTCTGTGATTGCTTCTGTAATTGCTTTAGTTGCCTTTGCTCTGGCATCTTCGATGAGAGCATCCTTATTGACATAAAGATATGCCCCACCACCTAGAACTGATAGTGATACCAGTCCAGATAGTAGAGCAATAACATTAACTAGTTTTTGCATCGTCATCATCCTCTTTCTTTTTCTTTTTATCCTTGCTAGGAAGGACCCCAAAGGTAGCTAACGTCCCAGTGAAGACGCTGGCAATGAAAGTCGGATCAATTTTGTCCTGCTTGGGGAATACAGGAATGGTTACATAGTTTAAAGTTAAAATACTGGCCGCCCATATTAAAATTAGAAGACGGACTATTGCTGATAGTCCTTCATCCCACCACTGATAGCCATCGTGGTCTTTCTTTTCCATTATGGAGCGTATAAATTTACCCATAGCTATTTAGTAATATACCCCTCCTCAACCAACCACTTACGAGTGAGTGGTGTAGGTTTGTAAATTTCCCACATAGGTGTGTCTGAAGCACAGGCCTGTAGGGCATCCATTGTCATATTTTCTGTATGTCCCGCCCAAAATGCTTCTTTCTCCCAAGGCCATGCTTCTTTAGGATAGGTATCCTCCACAACTTTCTGCCAATACTTTGGTACATTTTCTTCAGGTTGAATGATAGCAATCAAATTATTCTTAATACTTCCTGCCATGCAATCTTGGGCGGCATGATAACCTTCATGTCTCATCACTGCCATCAAAGCACTAGGACGACCCATAAATGCTTTGTTGAGGAAAAATCTATTGTGTTGAGTATGATATAATCCTCTGACACCTACAGCAAAATACCTTTGGTCTGCTAAAAACACGTCAATTCCGATCTGATTGAGATAAACGAGCATGTTGTTGAACTCGTTAGTAACATGAGTAAAACGCTCAGGATTATCATACTCAGTAGATACATCAAGTAAACTGAAGACTTGTTTGACATCCTCCACACACTCCCTGAGAATCATACACCCAGTAGCAGATAGTGAAAATGGTTTTACTTCTGGATCTTTTGCTAATGCTGGTGTAGCAAGTGTAAGTGCTGCTGCTACGCTAAGAATTTTCTTTATCATAATTCAATATTCTATAAACTACATATCCTACGCCAATCAAAAGCAAAATTATACTGATGATTATGCTCCAAGTTGGGTCATTAACATCATTTAGTGGTCTCAGTATTAGATTCATGCCGAGTAAATGGTTCCCAATGTTCCCATCCGTATTTATGTACCGCCCACATGCCTAGTATGGGAACAAATACCAAAGAGAATCCCATGATGCCTAAACACCATGGACGTTCCATTACTGCTCTTGCTATATGTCCTAGTTCGTGCATCATTGATCCGATAAAATAGAAACTAAAAAAATAAAGATACCAAACGAAAGCATAAAGAGTAAGATCAACGCTTCTGAGAAATCCATGTCGCCCACGGGTCGCAATTGTTTAAACAAGAATCTGGATGCTTCCAGTCGTTATCTCTAAGGATACTCAACTCAAGTTTGAGTCTTTTTATCTCGCTCTTAAGTATATAATTCTCGTTTTCTAACTCTTTGATTCTATCCATAGTTCTCTAAAGTATTTGTCTACATGATGTAAGCAATCCAGTGGTGCTATCTCATCGTGTAATGCCCAACCTAAACAAAAGTCAGACATCTCTTGAGTTACACGAGGAACTCCATACATTCTGGCAAAGGAAGATAAAGCAAAATTATACCGCCTCTTAGTGAGCGGTTCCATTTCCCTTGTACATATCAGTGTCGTAGTATCCACCTTTCTTTGCTCCAAAGTAGAGTGTAGTTAAAACAAAAGGCACCGCTACAATCAGCAGTGCTCGTCCGAGTAAATGCTCCATGTTTTTTTATTGGGAATGTAGGAAATAAACGATACTGTATTTTTTCATGGGTTGTTTGGATCCAATCCTAAACTAATTAGGTATTCACGCCACCAATCTGGTTGTTCTTGTTTCCATTTGGGGACATTCATACCCCTTTCAGAATAATATTGAAACAATACTTCATCTATAATCTGTGCGATCTCCATATTCTTCTTCCTCTTCGTCAACATCTGCATATGCATTTGCCACATAAGGTCCGTGTGGTTTTTTGGATTCAGTTCTGACATATGTTTGCTCCTCATTTACAGCAGCAATCCACACACTTAGTTTCATAATAATCCAGATCAATGCTAAGGGAGTGAAGCATCCTATTAGAATTATTGGGTTCATTTTTCATACAAGCGAATGAGATATTCTGCATCCACAACAGCAAGAGGTTTCTTGCCATTCTTTTTCATAATCAAAAGAGGTTCATACTCACCTGAGTTTAGCACAGCTTGCTCGTAAGCATCCCAAACGTTAAGTTTTTCTACGTTTTTACACTCGATACTGTGTGGAAACTTTGACCTCGCTGCCCGTGCCATAATCAAGTCTTCCCCACCAGCACCCATCGAGCGAGATTCTATATCTTCAGGGTGAACATCAAGCATCTCAATCAACTTATCTCTTACCCACTGTTGAAGACGGCGACCCTTTGCTTTTGCTGATTGAGTTTTCATAAAAAAAATACCCCACTAGGGATATTTATTAAAAATACCCCAAGAGGTATCAAAGAGGTATTAAATTTTCCCCATCCTGTGACTTCGAAAGATCATCAATTGCGACAATATCGAAGGCAATTGTTATCCTAGGTTTATCAGATTTATGTGTGGATGTATAATGTGGGAGATAATTTGGAAACAACGTTAATTTTCCAGGTACATTTTTAGAAAAATGTTTTGTATCGTCATTTAAATTTGGATCCACATGATCGTTACCAATGTCCAATACGTTTGGATATATGGTATAACTATCTTCACAAGCAACTGTAAAATGACCACCAAGATATGTGTGCTCATGAGTAGAGTGAAGATGTTTTTTGATTTTCTGTCCTTTTCTCATGACGTTCGCCCAACACCGTATATGTAATGGGGGTGGGGACCACTTATTTCCAATAACTGCTGGTAAATATTCCGAATGAAATATTTTTATCTCTTTATGGAGTTGTCTAAGTGGTTCAAAATTTGTATTTAATAAGTTATAGAAAAGATATCTAGATGTCATACTATTTGGACCTAACCTTGTACCACCATCACTGCCTGGAGGATGACTGTTTATCAATTCTACTTCTTTATTGAGGATATAACTGCTCAATAATTTTAGATCAATACTAGTCAAGTATTTTTCCCCTATATGATAATTCCAATAGGGCGCAAAAGGGGTTCTTGGTTGTTCAGATATAAAACTATACAAGTTTCCCTGTCCATGTTCCATAATAAAATCTCCTATGTTAGCGGGTCATCCCACGGATCTGGTATTTCCATTTGATTGCTTGAAGCATAAAAGCTTCTGCAAGAGTGCTCGGTCCTAACTTCATTAAGCAGAACTCTTTGTCTGTTAGGTTTGGGTCTGCTAGTGCTCTCTGTTTCCAGTTTTCTATCATAGTTTGAAACCACTGAACGAATCTTTCTTAAGATCTTGCTTAATCCCACCACTTAAATAACTCTCCACTTCTGTTTCTTGAGGTGCTACCTGTACTCCACTAGAATTAAACCAGTGTTCCGTCCAAGGTAGAGGATTGTTCTTGGCAGGGACATCATAGATTGGTTTGAGTCCAATCGCCTTCATCCTACGATTAGCAGTCCATTGAACGTACTTCTGTAGAAGTGGTGCGTTTAGACCAATCATAGAACCATCTTTGAATAGATACTCAGCCCAAATCTCTTCTTCATCAACACACTTACGGAACATCTCAATGACATTCTGCTCCTCTTCTTTCATAATCTCAGTGATTACAGGGTCATCACCTGCCGCCCACTTATTAATGATTTTCTGAGTGATAGTCATGTGTTGTGCTTCATCCCTGGCAATCAACTTAATAATTTTAGCATTACCTTCCATCTTTTGTCTCTCTGCAAATGCAAAACTGCAAGCAAATGAAACATAAAAGCGAAT